GTGCAGATTATTGCACGGTTGGACGATGCGACACGAGCACAGTTGAGCGCATGGCTCGACGGATACCACGTATGAGCGAGGCAACGAAAGCCAACCTTGAGCGCGCCCTACACGCACACATCGCCAACGAAGAAGAAACCAACCCCGTCATCACCGGGTTTGTTCTCGCCGCATCACTCAGCTACATAGACGACAACACCGGAGCCTACTGGTTCGACGCACAAGACAACCAAGCCGCACACGTATCACGAGGACTCACCGCACTACTCAGCGACTGGATGAAACTCGCCACCGAAGTAACCAGTGACGACGACTGACCCATACGTGTGTCGGTGCTGCGGTACTCGATACGTTGTGCCCAGCCTTGCTAAGGACTGCACGTGCGGGACGAAGAAGGGGAAGCCATGAGTAACGCAGCAGCAGACGCGCTGGCCGAAGCAGCAGACGAACTCGAAGCCAAAGCCGACGAACTGGACAATGGCACAATCCCCGAACAGATCATCCACTACCACGCCACATACAAGCAGATGCGCATAGACGCACGCTGGCTACGTGCACGCTCAGTGGCACTACGACTGGCAGACATGAAAGAGAAGCCATGAAGCTCACGCAGCAGCAACAAGCGGCACTCGCGGTCAAGCTCGGCTACACCCAATACGCCAACGCAGCCGCACACGAAGACGGCATCACCCGTGTACGCATGGACCTCGCGGAATATGTGCTCACTCAAGACCCGTTCATCTTCATTGGCCCATTCATCATCGTCAAAGAGATGATCCTCGATGACAACGGCAAGGCGCGCATCATTGGCAACCGCTTCGCCATCAAGCGCACCATACGCCTGCGCCCCTGATGCGGGTCTGTTCAGTACCAAGCTGCCCCAACATCTACGCAGGCACAGAGTCACGCTGCGAACCGTGCCGCAAGACAGCAGACCAAGCACACTGGGCCAAGACACGCGGATACAACACACGAGGGCACCGGCTGCGGTTCAGGCCAGGCGTGCTCGAGCGTGACCCCATCTGTGTCCTATGTGATGTAGCGCAGAGCACAGACGCAGACCACTACCCACTGAGCAGGGCTGACCTCATCGACCAAGGCATGGACGCCAACGATCCCATGCATGGACGCGGGCTATGTGGTGCATGTCACAAGCGTGAGACAGCAGCACACCAGCCCGGCGGATGGAACGATCGCAACATGCGCTGACCACACGCGACAGGCGACAGACCGACCGAACACATGTTCGAATGTGCCGACCCCACCCGTGGGGGGTGACCCCCAACGCGACGCCCACGGGGACGCGCCGGGGAGGGCGTCAAAGGGTCTGGCGGGTTCAAATGGTCCCAAATCCCCCCTTTTCGAACAAACTTTCGATTATTCACGCCCTGCAATGGGGTCGGCGCAATGCTGAGGAATGAGGTATGTCATGACCGTTTTCGAGCTTATTGAGGCGCTGTCTAAGTTCGACCCGGACATGCCTGTGCACGTAAATGAGGATGGGCGGTACTTTCCTCTTCGGTCTGTCGCGCTCGAGGAGAAGGAGTCTTGGCGTGAAGGCCCCGACTTCTTTGTTTTGGTCAGTGCCTAATGGGTTCTGGTGGCGCTCGTTCTCGGTCTGGTCCGGCTCCGGATCCTAATGCTTTGCGGCGTGATCGTGCTGATGATAAGGGTTGGACGACTCTCCCGGTTGAGGGTTTCAGCGGTCCGGTCCCTGATTGGCCGTTTTCCACGCTTGAGCCGAACGAGGCTGCGTATTGGGTGGTCATGTGGGCCAAACCGCAGGCGTTTATGTGGTCGAAGTTGGATCTTCGCTTTCAGATTGCGGCCTATGTGCGTACATTCCTTGAGGCGAATACTCCTGGCGCTGTCGCCGGGTTGAAGACGGCCGTTCAGAGCATGGAGGCCAACCTCGGGGTGAACGTCATTGGCCTCAATGCGTTGCGTTGGAAGTTCAGTGAGGATGAGATGTCGGAGCGTCGTTCTGCGCCGGCTTTGGCTTCTGGGTCTTCGGTGAAGTCGCGTCTTGCGGCGGCGAAGGGTGCTTAGCGCTCCTTTGTGGGTTGTCCCTGAGTGGATTCAGGCGCATTGTGCGATTCCTGATGGTGATAGCCGGGGTTCTGCGTTTGTGATGGGTGATGAGCAGGCCCAGTTTGTGGCGTCTCATTACACGGTGAAGGGTTCGGCTAAGCCGGGTCAGAAGGCGGATGCGTTTGTGTTCCGCCGTTCGCAGTTGGTGCGGGCGCAGAAGTGGGGTAAGTCTCCGCTGATTGCTGCGTTTGTGTGCGCTGAGGGTGTCGGGCCGGTCCTATTCGACGGGTTCGCGGATGCTGGTGACATTTATGACTGCCGCGATTTCGGTTGCGGCTGCGGGTGGGCGTATGAGTACGACAAGGGCGACCCCAAGGGCCGTCCGTGGTCTACCCCACTGATTCAGATCACGGCTACGTCGGAAGATCAGACAGATAACACGTATGGTGCCCTGCGTCCGATGATCGAGCTTGGTCCGTTGGCTGAGATCATCCCGCATACGGGTGAGGAGTTCATTCGTCTGCCTGGCGGTGGCCGTATCGATGTGGTCACGTCGAAGGCCAACTCGAGGCTTGGGCAGCGGGTTACGTTCGCGTCGCAGGATGAGACGGGCCTGTGGGTGAAGTCGAACGGTGGCCATAAGTTGGCGACGACTCAGCGGCGCGGTTTGGCTGGTATGGGTGGTCGTGCGGTTGAGACCACAAACGCGTGGGATCCGGCGCAGGATTCTGTGGCGCAGCGGACGTATGAGTCGGCGTCGAGGGATATCAATAAGGATTTCCAGACTGCGCCGGCGAATTTGTCGTTTGGTGATAAGCGTGACCGGCACAAGATTTTCCAGTTCAATTACCGTGGCGCGCCTTGGGTGTCGATTGCGGCGATTGAGGCTGAGGCTGCTGAGCTGATTGCGAAGGATAAGGCTGAGGCTGAACGGTTCTTCGGTAATCGGATTGTTGCCGGCTCTGGTGCTTGGTTGGATTCGGGCATGTGGGAGTCGAAGAAGGCTCTGCGTGAGGTGCCGGCGAAGACTCCAATAGTGCTGGGGTTTGACGGTTCGGATGTGGACGACTGGACGGGTATTCGGGCGGAAACGCTTGATGGTTACCAGTTCACCCCCACATATCACGATGGGCGTCCGACGATTTGGGATCCGCGTGAGTTCGATGGGCGGGTGCCTCGCCTCGAGGTGTTGGCTGCGTTCGCTGAACTGTTTGAGCGGTACGACGTGGTTCGCGCGTACATGGATCCGCCTTATTGGCAGTCGGAGATTGATGGGCTTGAGGCCCGTTACCCGAAGCGCGTTTTCCGGTGGGAGACGTACAGGCCGAAGCAGATGCACGCGGCCCTCGAGCGGATGAAAACCGATGTGATCCTGCCCAGCTCCACGTTCACACATGACGGCAACGAGACGGTCGCGGTGCATATCCGTAACGCGGTTGAGGTTGCTCGTGTCCCGTACCCGTCTTACCTAATTTTCAAAGCGTCCGAGACGCAAAAGATCGACCTTGCGATGAGCAGTGTGCTCGCGCATGAGGCCGCTGGTGATGTTATCGCCGCCGGTTACGAACCGGAACCAACGAATTACGTCTACTACTAGAGGGGGCTGACTTGGATTCCACCGAAGCCCTACGTCTGGTCGTTCGTATTTACACCCGTCTGAACCACCGTCGTCCCACGATTGAGACGCAGGAGAAGTATTACGGCGGGGATCAGCCTCTTAGTTTTGCGACGGAGGAGTGGAAGAAGGAGAACGCTGCCCGCTATTCGGGGTTCTCAGATAACTGGTCTGCCCCGGTTGTGGCGGCGGAGTCTGAGCGCATTGTTTACACGGGGATGAAGTTCGCCAATCTCAGGGGTGCTGCGGAGACGTTGCATGAGCACTGGTTGCGGAACGAGATGGACATGCAGGCCTCGCAGGGCTTTGTCACCACTCTGACTACGGGCCGTTCGTTCGTCATCGTGTGGGGCGATAAGCGCACCGATCAGCCGATTGTGACGTGGGAGCACCCGTCGAATGTGGAGATCGAGTACGACTGGGCGAACCCTCGGATTCGCACTGCGGCGTTGAAGACGTGGGTTGATGAGGACACTGAGTACGCGACTCTTTACACTCCGGATTCGATCTGGAAGTATTCGCGCCCGAAGGTGAAGATCACTACGGATTTGGACTCCCAGGCGAAGCAGTCTCGCACTGCGTACTCATCTGAGGGTGGCTGGGTTCCGCGTGAGACGTTCGGTGAGGTGTGGCCGCTCCACAACCCTATTGGCGAAGTGCCGGTGGTGGAGATTCAGAACCGACCCACGTTGAAGGGTGACCCGGTTTCGGAGATCGCCGCCGTCATTCCGATGCAGGATGCGATCAACCTCTTGTGGGCGTATCTGTTCCTTGCTGCGGACTATGCGTCGATGGATGCTCGTGTGGTGTTGGGTTCCGGTCCGCCGATGATTCCGATTATCGACCAGAAGCCGGACTCGCCCACGTTCGGCCAGAAGGTCGGCGAGAAGCCTGTCGAGATGAAGGAACTTCGCGAGAAGCGCCTCCTGTACCTGACTGACCCGGACGCGAAGATTGATTCGTGGAAGGCCGCGCAGCTCAATATCTTCACGGACACGATCGACATTGCCGTAGGTCACATCTCTTCGCAGACACGCACACCGCCGACATACCTTGTCTCCAAGACGGGGATGTCGAACGTGAACGGTGATGGTCTGAAGGCGTCGGAGATTGGCCTCAATAAGAAGGTGGGCGAGTTCTGGACCTTCGCCGGTCCGTCCCTGCGTGAGGTGAACCGGCTTATTGCGTTGGCGATGGGTGATAAGGAACTAGCGATGGCTACCCGCCTCGCGAAGGTTGATCACATGAACCCGGAGATTCGCTCCGAGGCGCAGCTTGCCGACATGTTGGTGAAGCTGAAGACGATCGGTGTTCCGTTCGAGTATCTGCTTGAGCTGTACGGCGTTGAGCCGTTGGAGATCCCGCGAATTATGGCGATGGCTAAGGCTGAGTCGGATGCGCTCACGTCGTTCACGGCTCACAATGCGTTGAATGATGCGATCAATAAGGCTCCGGCGAATGTCCCGACAGTCTGATTTGGCGTTCGCGCACCAGTCGGACCGTATCAACTTGGGGCATGCCCTGGCGGCGCGCACGGCTGAGTTGTGGCGGCGAATGGATGTGCACAACATGGATGCGACGTGGGACCTTGTTGCACCTGTGATGGTGCGGCAGGTTGCGGCGGCGCAGTTGGTGGCGGCAACGCAGGCGACAACGTATGTGAGTGCGTTGGATCGTTCGTATTCGGGGTTCACCCCCTACCCTGCGGTGATCGTCCCGGATGCGTTCACGAATGTGATGGGTGATGGGCGTGAGGTTGCCCCGGCTTTGTTTGGTGCGATGACGAGCACGAAGACTCTCATCGGTCAGGGTGTGCCGCCAATGACGGCTTTCGAGTCGGGCGCGCGGTTCATTGCGATGATCGCTTCGAGCGCTCTGAATGATTTGGGTCGTTCGGCGGATCGGACGCTGGCTGCCGGTAAGGGGTACACCTCTTATATTCGGGTGGTTGGTGGGTCTGCGTGTTCTCGTTGCGCGATCCTGGCGGGTATCTATTCGGGCGAGTCGGCGTTTGCCCGGCATGTGCATTGTCAGTGCACGACGTGTCCGATTCCGCATGAGGGGAAGAAGGCCCCGTCTGGGTTTCACGATTCGCCGCAGTCCCTCTTCGATTCCCTGTCGAAGAAGGATCAGGATCGCGTTTTCACGAACGCGGGCGCTGAGGCTATCCGCAACGGTGCCGATCCGATCAAGGTTGTGAATGCCCGTCGTGGGGCTAACGGGATCCAGTATTCCGGTGGGTTCAACCCCCCGACGAACCCTGCTGCCGCCCGTCGTACGCTGACCCCGATGACGATCGGTCAGAAGGCTGATGGTTCCCCGTTGCAGGTTTACACGACTGCTGAGGGACGCTATCGGGGGGATTTCCGCAAGTCGGAGAATGCCCGCGGTGCGAAGGCTGTTCAGGATGGACGCTATCGGAGGACCACCGCTATTCGTGTCATGCCTGAGCAGTTGCTGAAGATGGCGGGGAACAATCCCGAGCGTTGGCGTGAGCTTCTTGGGCGGTATGGCTACCTCGAGTAGCACGCCAGCGCCAGTCCTGTCAATACCTTCTGTGCGGCCCTGTGCGCCCGGCTGAGGGCCTTACCCCCGGTTCTGAACCTAGTTGACCTGCCCCTTTTGGGGCTTTCCGGATGAGGGTTGATGCAGCATGGACAAGGACAGCAAGATCTGCGCGTCATGTAACAACACGAAGCCCTTAGCGGACTTCCGATCGCGGACCGATAGGCCCGGGCGCACGCAAAGCGCGTGCAAGCAGTGCGTGAAGAAATACAACGCCGCTCGGTACTTGGCGAAGCGCGACCAACTCCGGACGCAGGTCGCGGATTGGCAAAGGGCCAATCGGGTGCGCGTCCGGTTCAACACTGCTGAATACTCCGCGAAGAACCCGGAGCTGCGGCGCGCGATGAAACACAGGCGACGCGCGCTTGCCCTTGCGGCCGGGGTCGTGCAATTCTCGCCAAACCAGTGGCATGAACGCCTCAAGTATTTTGGCAGCAAATGCTGGATGTGCGGTGGGCCATTCGAGCACATCGATCACGTAAAACCTCTCTCAAGGGGAGGCCCGCACATGCTTGCAAACCTCCGTCCATCCTGCGCGCGGTGCAACCTCACTAAGCGCGATAAATGGTTCGGCCCACTCGATCTGGCCCGGTTCACAAAATAGGCAGCACCTAGAGAAAAGCATCGCCCCCCGCGGTGCTTTTTTTTATGCCCAAAACTTTCCGCTCCTTGTGGACGGAAGAACACCGCGCAACGCGGCACACACCCTACAGAGGAGCAATTCCCTATGTCAGAGCAGGACAACACCGAAGACGCAACGTCCGAGGAAGCAACCACCGACCAGACAGATGCGACTCAGGACGAGTCGCAGGATACCGAGGCGGAAACCAACCTCGGAGATGCGGGTAAGAAGGCCCTCGACGCGATGAAGGCAGAGCGCAATGCAGCAAAGGCAGAAGCGCGCGCCAACAAAACAGAACTCGACCGGATAAAGGCCGAACTCGCGCTGAAGGACAAGCCAGCCGAAGAGCAAGCACTCGAAGCCGCAAAGGCCGAGGCGCGCGCAGAGGCGAACACAGCGGCGAACAAGCGGATCCTGCGAAGCGAACTGAAGGCACTCGCCACGGGGAAGCTCGCAGACCCGACAGACGCATCCCTGTACATCAATCTGGACGACTTCACCGTGGACGACAACGGCGATGTCGACTCTGACGCACTGAACGACGCAATTACCGAACTGCTCGAGAAGAAACCACACCTCGGAGCCCAGAAGCCCAACCGTTTCGACGGCGACGCGGACCAGGGCGCGAAGGGCAAGGAGTCGAAGGCGGCGCAACTGTCAGCCTCCGACATCGATGGGATGAACGCCGAGCAGATCGAGAAGGCACGCAACGCAGGGCAGCTAGATCGGCTGCTCGGCATTACTCGATGACCAGAAAGGTCTAACCCATGTCTATCCAGTATTTCCAGCCGATTGTATGGAGTGCGCTCCTCAATCGAACCCTCGACAAGACGCTTGTCTACGCAGGCGCCCCTTGCTCGAACCGTGACTATGAGGGTGAGATCAGCGCTTTCGGTAACTCGGTGAAGATCACCCACATCGCGGACCCGACGATCACCCCCTACACCAAGGACACCAACCTTGGCGACCCTGAGGCGCTGACCGATGACCAGCAGACGCTGACCATTGACCAGGCGAACAGCTTCAACTTCCAGATCGATGACATCGACAAGGCGCAGGTCCGCAACGCGGGCGGTGCTATGGATGAGGCGACCCGTCGTGCTGCTTTCAAGCTGCGCGACGCTGCTGACCAGCTTGCTGCGGGGCGCATGGCGGCTCAGGCTGGCCGCGGCCTTGGCCTCATCGACGCATCCACCGTTGCGACGAATGTCTACGACGAGGTTCTGGTGCCGCTCTCGGTGGCGCTGGATGAGGCGAACGTGCCCGAGGAAATGCGTTGGGCTGTTCTCTCCCCGGCTGTTTACGGGAAGCTTCAGCTTGACGCACGTTTCATTCGCCAGAATGAGGCCGGAACTAATGCGCTGCACAACGGGAAGGTTGGCGACGCGGCGGGGTTCCAGCTCTTCAAGTCGAACAACGCACCTCTCGCCGCCACGCACATTGTGACGGACGCGGTTACGACCATCAATGCGAAGACGCTCACCTCCGTGTTGGGCGGCTTCCGCCAGTCCGACATCGGTTCGGCCCCGACCGGTGCTGGTATCGGCGCGGCTGCGGTCATCGACACCGTTTCGGCGGATGGTACGGCCGCCACGGTCACGGTGAACTCGACCGCTTCGGCAACGATCGCGCTGACCGTCCCGGTTGGTACGAGCAAGCTCGTCATCGCTGGTTCGCAGATTGCGCACTCGTTTGCGCAGCAGATCCTCGAGGTCAACGCGTACAAGCCGGAGAAGCGTTTCGGTGACGCACTGAAGGGCCTGCACGTCTTCGGCTCGAAGGTTGTCAAGCCGGAAGCGCTTGTCATCGCCGCAGTCAAAACCTCCTAAGGAGTCATGGTGGACGCATTCGCTACGTACATTGATCTGGGCCTTCGACTGAACCGCACTTTTGTTGTGGGTGTCGAGTCGGCCTGGATCACCTCGCTACTTGAGGATGCGTCCACCTACCTTCGGGATGATGTGATTGGGCAGCAGGTTTACCCGCAGTCCACTTCCACATTTACGGCATACCCGGATGGGGGTGACGTTACGCTGCCGCAGGAGCCGCTGATTTCAGTGGTTTCGGTTGCGCAGGCTGGTGTCACCCTCATTCAGGACACGAATTACACGCGCCGCAACTCGACGCTGACTTTCTTCAACGACGAGCCGGTGGACATCACCTTCACCTACGGTTATCTGCTGCCCCCAAAGTCGTTGAAGCGCTGGGCGATGGTTCTCGTCTCCCAGACGCTCATTCCGCTCGAGCAGCAGTTGGGCCTCACTGCGGGGGGTCTGTCCTCGATCGCTATTGATGACTTCAAGGCTGCTTGGGCGAATGCTGGTGAGGAGTCGGGTACGACTCTCACTGATCGCAATATCAAGTTGATTCGGCAGCAGTTCGGCAATCGTTCCGGGTATGTGGTGACGACCCGATGAGTGTCGCTACTGGAACAACGCTGATGGGTCGCAAGCAGGCCGAGGCCCTGATGGAGTCGACTTGCATCATCACCCGGAAGACGGGTACGACGGTGGATGCGTCGGGTGCGAACGTGGATGTGTTCGCCACGATCTATACGGGTAAGTGTCGTCTGCGTTTCCCGTTTGTGCGCCCGCAGGAGGTTGTTGCGGCCGGGCAGACCATTGCGAAGGATCGCGGAATTCTGTCCCTGCCTATCGCTGGTTCGAATGCTGTTTTAGCGGATGATGTGGCGACGATCACGATCAGTCCGGTTCTCGATCCGGGCACGGTCGTCACGGCTCGTGTTGAGGCTCAGGTTGCTCAGACTCATGCGACGGCTCGCCGTTTCCCGGTAAGTATCGTCAGTTAGGGGGCGTCATGCCGGACGGTTTCAGCATGGACTTTTCTGAGCTTGACAAGTTGGCCGCTGACCTTGGTGACGCACCAAGGGATGCGGGGAAACGTATCCGGCAGGCGACGGAGATCACCGCACGGAAGATCAAGGATGCGTGGAAGGACAAGCTGAAGGGCACTGAGGGCGTCCCTCATGGTGCGTACACGATCACGTACGACTTGGACGCGAAACCGGGGCAGGATTCATCCGTCATCACCGCGGAGATTGGTGCTGAGACGGGTCGCGCACAAGCCCCCATTGTGACGGTTATCGAGTTCGGTGCACCGGGTAACAACCTTGCCCCGCGCGGGTATGGGGCTGGTGCGTTGCAGGAGAATCAGGCGGACTTTGAGAAGGGTCTTGAGATTGCGATTGGGGAGGTGTTGAAGTGAGTTGGAATGACACCCTCGCGTTTCAGTCTTTGGTGCAGGCGGCGGCTACGGCTGCTAACTCGGTGAATGCTGGCCGCGTGTACGTCAGCACGGCCCCCGCCCCGCCCACTGGTGGCGCTCTCCCGGTCCCGTACTGGATCATCCACCCAGGAGATGGGGTTGACGAGCAAACCCGGTTCACGGGGCCGGCGAGTACAGAGCATCCTGAGTTCACTATCCACACGGTGGGTTCCTCCGCGAATCAGGCGAAGGTGAACGCCGATCGGGTGAAAGGTGCCCTTGTCGTGGCTGGCTTCGGGATCATCCCGACTGTGGCTGGGCGTCGTAATCAACGCCTGTACTACCGGTCTCCCATTCCGGTGCAGATCGATAACACGGTCACCCCACCGTTGTGCTTCCACGTCGCGCAAGTGGGCTGGGTCAGCGACCCCGCCTAACCACTTCCCAATTCTGCCCGCATCCCGCGGGTATCTCGTCCATCGGTTCTCCGTTGGGCTTTTTTCAATTTAAAGGAGAATCATCGTGGCACTAAATCCAGTACCAGCATCACAGGCCTCCACCGGCAATTGGAGTGTTATCTACGTTCCGAGCGGTAACGCTCTGTCCGTGGCCGTCCTCATCGGTGCTACATCGAAGCCTCTCACCTATGGGTTCACCCCGGATGGTTTCAACTGGGGCATTACAGAAGCTTCCGTCCCAGACCCGCGCCTCACCCTCTCGGTGACTCTCTCGCAGCCGGGCGCATCCACAGACACCCTCGAGGTGAAGTATGTCGATTCGGCTGACGCGACATCGGCTGCGGTGATCCTCGCCCAGGGGACCGTGGGAATCCTGAACGTGCGGCGTGGTGTTCCGAACGCAACCGTCCCCACCGTTGGTCAGATCGCGGACACGATCACGTTCGTTGCCGGTCGTCAGCGCCCCGATGCGCCGACCGCGAATGGTCTCGACACGATCTCGCAGACGCTGTACATCACCGCCGTGCCGGTTCGTAAGGGTGTCCTCGTCGCGTAACAACTCCGGGCACGTCTGTTTCCACAGGCAGGCGTGCCCGGTTTCATCTTCCTGTGGATCTGTGGAGGAAACAATTATGTCGTTCGATGATGACCTTGAGGCAGCATTCACGTCCGAGAAGGACTGGGTTGATGTGGAGGTTTCCCTGAATGGGAACCTGCATGTGCTCCGATTCTTCGAGATGGATGGCCTCGAGTGGGCTGACCAAACCGATAGGTTTCCGGCGCGTCCAGGTGTGCTGCTTGATATGCGGTACGGGTACAACCTGCGCCCTCTGGCTAAAGCGGTTGCGATTGCGACGGGCAAGCTCGTTGAGGGTGACACGACGAAAGATATCCCCGCTGCACAGTGGGAGAAGTTGTTCAAGGGTGCCCTTGCTGGTGCACCGATCATGCGTATTGGTGATGCGATTTTCAACCTGAACGAGTACCTGCCGGGGCAGGCGGTTGAGGCGGCAAAAAAAGCTGCCGCGGTCGAGTCCGCGCAGAAGTTGAACTCGCCCGCACCCACGGAGTCTCTCGAAGCCGACTCCTCGGACGTGAACCCCGAGAGTTCACCCGATACGAGTACGACGACGCCGGACGCCTAACAGGGTCGGTCACGTCTCGGGAATCAGATTTCACGCGCCGTGATCTCGAGTTGCTGTTGGCGCTCGAAATGTTGGAGTCAGAGCTGGATGAGAACGGTATCCCGTTCGCGACTTCCACGGATCCGGCAAACGCGTACGGGTTCGTGTCGACGGTGAGCACGAACTTTGCCGCGCAGACTCTCGCCGCCGATCAGACGGCTTACTACAAACAGCACGACACCGACCCGAAGAACCCGATCAATCGGGCCGGGCATCGGTGGTCTGTACGTTTCGACCCCCCAACCGAATAGAGGCGCGCCGTGACCGATCGGACTACGAAGGTCACGTTGACCGCGGTCGTGTCAGGGTACCTCTCGGGCATGGATCAGGCGGCGAGGAAGACCCGAGATCTGGGGTCTGCTGCGGAGAAACTGTCTGCGCAGAAGGCCGGTTTTACTGAGGTTGGCCGGTCCATGCTCGCGGTGGGGACTGTCGCTGCGGTCGCTGTTGGTTTGGCGATCAAGTCGTTTGCTGACTTCGACGCGAAAATGTCGCAGGTCAAAACCCTGTCGCATGCGAGTGCGGATGACATGAAGCAGCTTACCTCTGCGGCCCTGCACATGGGGCAGGCGATCGGGTATTCGGCCAATGATGTTGCTGACGCGGAGATTGAACTCGTGAAGGCTGGCCGCTCGACGGCGGAAATCATGGGTGGCGCGCTGAAAGGTTCTTTGGAGCTGGCCGCAGCGGGACAGATCGAAGTTTCGAAGGCAACCGAGATTGCCACTATTGCGATGACCCAGTTTGCGCTCAAGGGCAAGGACATCCCTCATGTTGCCGACCTGTTGTCGGCTGGTGCGGATAAGGCCCTGGGTGGTGTTGGGGATCTCGGTGAGGCCCTCAAGTCTGGTGGTCTGGTTGCCGCGCAGTTTGGTGTGTCCTTGGATGAGACTGTCGGTACCCTTTCGGCGTTCGCTAACGCGGGTCTGCTTGGCGAGACCGCTGGTACGGATTTGCGGCAGATGCTCCTCAAGTTGGGTAACCCCTCGAAAGAGGCGGCGGACAAGATGAAAGAGCTTGGCATCAGCATCTACGATGCGTCGGGCAAGTTCGTCGGCATCAACAACCTCTCCCTGCAACTATTCAAGACCCTGCACGACAAGACTCCAGACGTGCGCAACTCTGCTGAGGCAATCATCTTCGGGTCGCGCGCAATTGCTGGTGCCAACGTGCTCTACAACGAAGGTGGCAAGTCGGGCGGCGGCATCCAGAAGTGGACCAACGCGGTTAACGATGCCGGGTTCGCTTCTCGTCAAGCGTCCGGGAAGATGGACAACCTCAAGGGTGACATTTCAAAGCTCGGGGCCGCGTTCAATACGGACATTATCGAGTCCGGGTCAGGCGCAAATGATGCCCTGCGCATGGTTGTCAAGGGGGCCACGGGTTTACTGACGGTCATCGGTAACCTGCCCGGCCCGCTGTTGGGTGTTGGCTTGGGGATAACCGGTGTTGTTGCCGGAACGGCGCTGCTCGGTGGTGGGTTCCTTATAGCGGTCCCGAAAATTGCGGCCATGCAGGCAGCGATGAAAGGCCTGAACATTACCGGCAAAGGTTTGGCGCTGAATTTCGGTAAGGGTGGTCTCATAATGGCCGCCCTCGCGGCCATTACCGTTGGCATGGCCGGTGCTGGTTCCCAAGCGGAATTGACTGCGGAGCAACTGGCAAAGATTGACGCGGCGTCAACAGGCTCGACCAAATCTCTTGACAAGTTGTTCACGAATGCTGACGGTGCATTCAAGAGTGGCGCTAACGGCATCGACGGGTTCAAGTCTGCGCTCAATGGTTTGTACTCTTCCGACTTTTTCAAGTCGGATCAGGCAAACAAAAACGTGGGTGGCTTCTTCGACTCGATCTCCTTCGGGGCAACGACTCTCGCAACCGATTTGAAGAAGTTCGAGAGCCAGTTTAAACACATGGGAACGGTTCTGGCCGATACCGCCAAAACGGATTTTCCTGCCGCAAACGACCAGTTTCAGAAATATATCGAGATGGCTGGTGGCGGGAAGGAGGCCACCCGTCAACTGTTGGAAGCAATGCCCGACTACAAGGCTGAGCTGATCAGCCTAGCCGGCGACATGGGGAAGACCCTGACTCCGGCGCAACTCCTCAACCTTGCGATGGGGAAGGGGGCGCTAGCATCCCAGATCGCAGCCGCCTCTACGGCTAAGCAGAATGCTGCCCTCGATGATCTATCGGGGAAGTCGATCACGGCGACCGGAGACATCAAGGGTCTGGCCGATGCGATCAAGGGTTTCGGCGGGGCACAGTTAGATGTGAATGCTGCCGAGCGCGAGTTTCAGGCAGCAATCGATGATGTCACCAAGTCCGTGACAGACAACGGGACAAGTCTCGACATTGGGACGGACGCCGGAAGACAGAACCAAGCCTCGCTTGATGCGATCGCTAAGACCGCACTCTCCGCAGCATCCGCAATTGTCACGCAGACGGGCAGCCAAGAGGATGCGACGAAAGCGGTCCAAGACGGTCGCGACGCACTCATTGTTGCTCTTGGCCAGTTCGGTATCACTGGTGCTGCTGCGCAAACCTATGCGGACAAACTGGGACTGATCCCGGGCAATGTTGGCACTGCGGTTACGATCACGGGTGTTGATGACGCTTCGGCAAAAATTGACATCCTTCGCGGCAAGCTCGAGGGGATTGCGAAGTACAAGACAGACGTTCAGGTCACGGCAACGCAGAACCTAAAAGGCACTGGTGCGTTTCTCAAAAAGCCAAGCGCAGACGGCAACATGTTCGTCGGCGGGACCGCTAAGGCGTTCGCTGACGGGGGCATACAGTCCGGCATTTATGCGGGCCGTCCCGGTGGGTTGTACAAGTTCGCGGAACCTGAAACGGGTTGGGAAGCGTTCATCTCAGGGAAGCCGGGGCAGAACGCCAGGAACCGCAGCATTTGGGCGGACGCCGGCCAACGGTTGGGGATCCAAGCGCCCGCCTCGACCACCACGCACACCACGCACGCGCCGATCACCATCAATCAGGTTGTCGATCCTATCGGCACGGGCATGGCCGTTCAACGCCGACTGCAAGGGAAGGCAGCATGAGCTTCCAGCCAGTAGCGAACGGACTTGACCTTTCGGCATTGGACGCTTTCGGCGTCCAGTGGTCAACATGGACGGTCGATGGGTGGGGTACACCGGGGGTAACGCTCAACCCGGTACAGAAGACGCGACAGCGCGGGGCGACGGCGGGTGACTCATTCGACACCGGGCGTCACTTGGCCCTTACCGGCCTTGTGGTCGCCCCGTCGCAAGATGCTCTAGTTGCTGCGTTGCTGCGGCTGAACGTCGCCATATCGCGGGACGAGTTCCCGCTAGTGGTTACAGAGGCGGGCACAACCCAGACGGTCTACGCGCGACGGTCTGATCAGATCATCCCCACCTACATCACGGCTACGATGGCGTCGTGGTCGGTGCAGGTGTTCTGCGACGATCCCCGTAAGTTCTACGCCCCCTTGACCGGCTCAACGGGTCTGGGTGTGGCGTCTGGTGGGTTTGTGGTTCCTGAGGTGTGGCCGCTCGTGGTTGCTGCGGGTGGTGTGTCTAATCAGGTGGCTCTGGTGAACTCTGGCACTGAGACGGGGCCTGTGGTGGTGCGTGTGGATGGGCCGTGTGCTCCGTTCACTGTCACCCACAGTTCGTCTTTGGGCACATCCATTTTCGCGTCTTCGCTGACGTTGAACACGGGTGAGTACGTCCTTATCGACATGGAAGCCAAGTCGATGATGGCGAACGGGCAGTCGTCCCGGTCCCTGTTCATCACCTCCCGCGTCTGGAGTGGATTCGATTTAGGAAACAACACCTGGACTTTTACAGCATCCAGTTACAACGCGGCATCTCTCATGACTGTCACTGCAACACCTGCGAACTAGGAGCCTCATGGTAGACACTATTTTTCCGACCCCGAACCCGGGCGGCTACACTCCGCGGCAGGGGCGGCAGACTCTCAGTGTGGGGTTTGCGGGGGCGACTGCTGCACGTCCGTTGGGCGTCCTGACGGGGGTGCGTCCGGGTACATCGGTGACGACAGTCACGGCGACGACGACGACTGTAACGTGTGGGCCGTTTGCTGGGACTGCTGATGTGCAGACGGCGGCTGAGGCGGGCGGTTACGAGTTCGCGTTTGAGGCTGCGACCACGTTTCCGCTGACCGCACAGTCTGCATCAATCCCCCGGTCTGACATTGTGTTCGTCACCATCAATGACAATGCGGAGGATGGTTCGGGGGCTGCTGGGTCGTCGTCGGCGGTTCGCGGGTATCTTGCCGGGACTACGGTCGCGATTCCGGCAGCCCCTGCGCGTTCGACAATCATCGCGGTTGTCAACGTTCCCATTGTGGGGTCTTCTCCGACCGTGACATGGGTGGCCCCGTATGCGGTTGCTGCGGGTGCTCCGATGTTGCAGCCGACCCTTGCCGCGTTGAATGCGATCGCTGGGACGCTGGGGCAATTCGGTATCGTCCATTCAGACACCTACAATAACGGCCTCTATTCATGGACTGGTGCGGCATGGGCTGCGGTTGCTGGGGACACGGGGTGGACTGCTTTCCCTAGCGCATGGGCAACAGTGTTCGTCGCGCCAAGGCTCCGGCGTCTCGGTTCCGAGGTGGTGCTCACTGGCTCGGTTGGTGGTGGAACGGGGCTGATTGGCACTCTCCCCACCGGGTTTCGTCCGACAGGCACGCTCTACTTCATCACGCTGGCGAACACTGGTGTGGCGCAGATCACGGTGGCTGCAAGCGGCGCGGTTACGGTAATCGGTTATGTCGCGGGTGGTACGAACGCTGTCGTGTCGCTTGATGGCATCCGATTCCCGGTGAGCTGATGCCGAGTATCAATGTGTCAGGTGCGGCTGCGCGTCTTCTCGCTTTCGGCACTAACACGCCGGGGTATTGTCTCCAGTTCGTTTGGCGGGCAATCAGCCAAAGTCGTGTGCACTACATCTCAGGTGGTGCAGCGTCCGCGTATGCCACATGGCAGGCCACAGACCCTAATAGGCGACACAACGGGGACCGCAACGTACCCAAGGACATGCCAGCGTTTTTCGGCCCGCGGCCCGGTAACGCGCTCGGTGACGTGATCATTTCTAATGGGGATGGAACGTTCACCGCGACTGACCGCCCTAACGGGCATGTCGGGATATGCACTCTTGCCCAGCGCGGCATTCAGATCGGACGACCCTATTTGGGTTGGTCCGAAACGATGGGCGGCTATGACCTCACCACCACTGGCACTGCGAGTTCTAGCAGCACACCCCTTACCCCGGTCGCACACGCGGCACCACCCGCACCAATTTTCTACGGAGGTTCCGACATGGCTTTCTACTACGGCAATACAGGCGACGGGAAGACTGTCGGTCGCTTCTCGGACGGCGGGGTGAAAATCTTCGGCAACCCCGACGACTACAACACCCACAAGGCGTCCGTCGACTCATGGCTGACCTACCACCCGGAGCAGGTCACCACGGTCACATCCCCGCCACCGCTGTCGCGCCCCACAGACGCGCCAGTGCAGGGATGTCTCGTGTGGCTTTCCCAGCACAACTGGGATATTGAGTGCGCCATCCGCGGGCACGTCTTCTAACCGATGGGACTCTCTTGGTTGTCAACTGAGGCGCGGACGGGTCGGATTCTTGCTGACCTGCCGCTTCTCGCCGTGCAGGGGGCGGTGAAGCAGACCATTGGCCGGTATGAGTCGATCACTGCGACTCTGCCGATCAACCAGAAGGATGCGCCCCCGGATTGGTTGCGTGCGACGAAGAAGAACGCGGCGCACATCATTTTGACGGAGGACAACCCGAACGATGCAGCGCACGGAACGCCACTGATCGGGTATCGGATCAACCGGCGCACGAGGACGCATGAGGATTTCATCACCCTCGACCTGATGACGATCGAATCCTATTTCGACCGCCGTTACATTCGCGGGAAAACGTACACGGCCACGGGTCAGAACGACATCATTGCGGACCTGATCAACTCGTACGTTCTCGAGGGTGCTGGTGGTTTGCCGGGTATCCCTGTTCGGGTGCAGTATGTGACCGCGGGCACCGGTGCGCTCCGTGATCACACATATGCCGATCAGGACAACAAAACCGTCTATTCGGCCATGCAAGACATCATGGGTGTCATTGGTGGTGCGGAGTGGACTACCGGGTGGGAGTGGCAGTCGAACCCGGAACGTCTCACCCCTGTTGCGTATGTGGGGGATCGGATCGGGTCTGCTGCGGGCGCGCTTGGTCCTGCGGCGACGTTCGAGTTCCCGTCCAAATATGGGACCGGGTTCGAGCTGATCGAAGACTATTCGGTCGGTGCGGGTGCGAACGATGCCATGGCGTATTCCACCGGTCAGGGTACCTCCGTCAACCAGTCGCCGCATTCGACCCAGTTCGACGTGGACATGCCCACCGTCGAGTACCGGTGGACACCATCCACAACAATCTCCGATGTGACCACGTTGACCACGTATGCGCAGAACGCGGTGTCAACCATGTTCGCCGGATCTACGGCCCTGTCAATGTCCGTGTTCGTTGATGGCGCGCCGAAGTTCGGGGCTGACTGGTTCCTCGGTGACGACATCGGTTATGTCCTTGGTGGGATTGTTCCCGACCCGACCACGAAAATAGCGTACGACCTGTTCATTGATACGTTCACGGATCAGTTCGGGGCGTCGGGAGCTGTTCTGGTGAATCCGTTCGGGGTCGATTCTGTCCCATCGGTCCCTGGTGGTTTGGACGGTGTGGCTCGTGTCGCAGGGTGGGAGCGGACGTTGGACAACACACCGATCATTACCCCCATTCTTGTGTCCTCGACGGGAGCGTTCAATGCTTAGTCCCGGTTCAATCACTAACTCTGTCCCCGACCCGGATAAAGCAATCCGGTTGCAGCGTGACGTGCAACGCAACGCACAGGAGCAGGATTCCGCGCAGTCGTTGGGTCAGTCGCAGGTCGGCAAGGGTGGCCTGTCCGTCACTGACGGCGGCTCGATCATCGTCACTGGTGGCGGGTCGATCGTTGTTGATAGTGGCGGCACGATCACCCTGCCGACCGGAACCCTGTCGGCAGCGAATGTCACGGCAACCGCAGCACTCTCCGCAGGTACAACAATTGCTGCTGGCGGTGCGATCACCGGCGCGTCTGTCGCAGTCACAGGACCAGCGACTGTGGGCACCGACCTCGGGGTTGTCAATGTCAACGCGAGCGGCCAGGTGGTGTCGGCTTCTGCGTTCAAGTCCCCGGGATCTTTTGCCTACCATGTAGTCACTGGCTATCAGGCGATGTGGATCAACAACGATGGAACCATTGGAGTCTCTGCATCAACTCGGGATTCCAAGAAGGACCTGATTCCGCTCTCGGACATTGACCCGCTACTCAGCCTGAAACCGATGCTGGGACGGTACGTTTGGGATGCCGAAGACGAACCGTTGAAACAATTCCTTATCGCAGAGGAAGTCTACGAGGCCGGGTTCGGCCCCGATGTCGCACCTCTGGACGAGAACGGCGCGCCCCTGTCAATCAACTACTCACAGTTGGTCCCAGCATTGATTGCCACCGTCCAGGCGCTTAACGCACGGCTGAAGGTGCTAGAGCCCCCTACGGCTTGAACGGGGTGACGCACTCCGGGTGGGCCGGGTCCGGAAGCACGATGGTGAAGCAAATGACGGGGAAGCACGAGGTGTCGTTTCCGGCATCGCCACTGTTGGCCTGACTCCCTGCTGGGCACTTCACCGGGCCAGCCGTGCTGGTGTTTGTGGTGGCGCTCCGTTTGACGGGTGCTTTCACTGCGGCGGCTTTCGCGGCAGCATCAGCGGCTGCCTGTGCGGCTACTGCATCCACTGCGGCTTGTGCGGCTACGGCGGCTTCCTGTGCGGCGAGGGCTGCTGCTGCGTCCGTCTGAGCGGTGGTGGTGGCTGCGGCGAGGGCATCCGGTGACGTTGGGGAGTCCGCAGCGGTAACGGGCAGGTCGTGGATTACGAAGTGTTGTGCCTGCGGGGTTTGCAGCGGGTGCGCGTAGGCAACAGCGGACCCACCTACAGCGATGACTGCGGCGGCACTGATGATAACCCACGTTTTGATGCTCATACGCAAATACTAACCGGTCTACCCCGGATTAGCAATTAGATTCTCACCATTTTGGAGACCCCGCATGACATACAACATTGGTGACCTCGGACACGTTACAGCACACAACCTCATCGACGCCACCCTGCTAGGGAAACTCGACACGACCGCTGCGGATTCGACGGTTGCCGGGTATGTGGGGGCGGCGAGCGCAACACAGACGGCTGCCGATGCACGGTATGAAAAACGTGGCACGCTCTCTATTGATCTCCAGACTGCGGCAGGTGTCGATCCGACGGGCGTCACCGAGTGCGCGGCGGCGATTCAGACGGCGGTCAATGCTGCGTCTGCTGCGGGTGTTCCGATAGTTAGTAACGCAAGCCAATACAAGATCGCGACGGGGATTGTTCTTTCCGATAACGCTGACTTGTCCCGCGCCGTGTTCAATTACACGGGGACGGGTACGGCTATCACGGTCGGGAATCCGCCTGCGAGCATCTCGCGGAAGGTCATCCATACCCCCTATGTGATCGCGTTGGCGAAGACGGTTGTCGGCTGGGCGGAGGTCGCAGGTTCGATCGGCGTGCAGGTCACGAACACCTCCGACTGCACTGTCTACGTGGGCGAGATTCGCAATTTCGAAACCGGTTTGCAGTTCTACGGACAAGGTGTCGGCGGCGGGGTCACTTATTCCAAGTTCTTTCTTGGGACGCTTCTCAACAACAAGCGAAACCTGGTCGTCACGACCGACAACATTTCGGGCTACGCGAACCAGAATGAAGTTTTTGGCGGGTCGTTCAATTTTGACTCGGCAGAAGGCGCAACGGTTGTCGGGACCCGGCACATCCTGATCAGCAATGTCTCCCAGATCATCGACGGGTGGACTTTCCACGAGCCCGCGCTCGAAGACTCAGGCGGCACCTGCGAAGCAACCATCGAATGCTACGGGAACAACAACCTCTTCGACCATGCCAGATATGAAAGCGCCGGAACACCGAGCGTCAGGTGGCAAACCGGCAGCACGGGAAATGAGATTCGTGGCGGGGTGAATGTTGACGCGATAGTCGAAGCCCTCACCGGCACCACATTGAATCGGATAGTGCGCACCCCAGGGCCAAAAGTTCTGACCGCTGCGAAAACCTTCGACAACACGGACGAAGGAAAGGTGATTATCGCCAACCTCGCAGCAGGCGGCACCTTCATCCTCCCCGCCGTCGCATACAGGTCACCAGGGACACGCATTACCGTAAAAAATGTGGCAGCTACGACGATCACGGTAGCGACATCCGTTGACCCGATCGATGGCGGAACGACGGTAACCCTAGTGCAATGGGCGTCGCAAACCTTCGTCAGCCAACAACTCCCCGCCGCGAACTGGATCACCCTATAGGCCCATCCGCTTGACCATCAAGCCCCGTCACCCGCGGGGCTTTTCGCATTTCCCACCTGAAGGAGAACGATGCCGTCAATCGACGCAACAGGTGCAGCGCAACGGCTGCTGGGGTTCAAATCTGTCACCCCATCCGAGTGCCTCCACTACGTGTGGTTGGCATACGGCGGGCACCATTTCCTCACCCCGGGCGGCGATACGGCCTACGATTCGTGGCTGAGCTCGGCCGACAAGCACGGCCCCGACCCGTCACCCCCCGCTGGTGTTCCCGTGTATTTCGGTATCCGTGCGGATGGCAACAACAAGGGCGACGTGACCATTTCCCTCGGCGGCGGCCGTCTCGCCGCGACGGACTATCCGGGCAGTGGCCTCACCGGGATTACGACGATCGCGCACCGTGCCGCGCAAACCCGGCGCCCCTACGTGGGGTGGGCGGGAACGTTCGGCGGATACACCCTCACCGGGATTACAAGCACTGCAAGTTCTGGCGGAACACCAATCACACCTGACACCCCGAAGGACGACGACATGCCCAAGAATTACAACAACCACGGAACAATTTTCACCCTCGGGGAAACGTTCGGGGTCATCTGGTCCGACCCGACCAACTTCTCCTACCTGACGAACCTTGCCCAGTGGGGTGCACCCATCGTTGTTAACCTGACCAGTGATCAACTCACAACCATCGCCGGAACCGCACGGCTGCTCCCGTACTACTAACCCCGCATAGCCATCTAACGCCCGGTCATCTCTTGCGGGGCTTTTCCTATGCCCGATCCTATACCCCCGAAAGGGTCACCCCATGCCTGAACCAGAGTCCGAAATGGTTGCCGTAACCCTCGCACGGATGGAGGGAACTCTTAACAATGTCAACGACAGGTTGGGGGGTGTCATCGTCCGGGTTGACCGGCACGAAACCGTTCTCGGGGAACTGCAACTATCGGTGCAACGCCTCGACCTGAACGCCACCTCATCCGCGGCGACGGTGATCGCCACCGCTAGCGCGTTGAAAGACGCGAAAGAAGCGCAGGAGGCCACCAGTCGCGCGGAGGTCGCGAAAACGGAACAGGCATGGTCACCGATAACCCGCCTATTCGCTGTCCTCACCGCCATCGGCGCGGTCGCGAGCGGCGTTTTGTCCTTCTACCTCATTTTCAAGCCCTAAGGAGCAGCCCATGACCATTGTCAATACCATCACGAAGAACGTTCTAAAGCGGGCGTGGGGTGACATCGAACCCAAGGTGCTCGCGTTCCTTGCCACCGGGCTTACGGGAACCCTGATTGTGGGGGCCGCAGATTATGTCGGCGTGCACATTGACCCGACCCTGGCCGTGGCGATCGCAACCATCGTGGCAACCATCGCCGGTTACCTCAAGTCGTCCACAACCAAAATTGTGGCACCAGTAGTCGCACCAGTTGTCGCCTCGTCCGGGGTAATGAACGTTGGAACGTTCGGCACACCGGCTGTTATCACGTCTGGCGCGATCTCCGCACCCGTCGACCCGGCAATCCCGGTCGTTGGCGAGTGAGCGGCCCACAGTACGAAGTGCCCGTAGACCCGCAAGACGAATACGACTGCGAATCCTGCCAATAAATGTGTGCAGAGTTTGTCGCAAAATAGTAGACTCCGCTGTTACCCGAAGATCGCCCCCGCCCAGCCTCACGGTTGGACGGGGGCTTTTTTGCGTTCAAGGGGGCTACGTCTTCTCAAACATGAGGGTGCCGTACTGGTTGCCCACCTGATGTGTGAGCTTATAGCCCCGCCCCTTAGCGCCCAAAATAACGGTCTCATATTTCAGCGTTCGCATGTGGGTATTGAACGTAACGTTAGGACGCCCATCGAATGCTGCATCCAATATCCGCTCAGCGTCGCTCTCGGCTTTCTTCTGGTCACTCTCCACCTTGAACAAGCCACCGAAGACAAAGAACACGACCGCACCGAAGAACACCAACACGCCGAGCAGGAGAAAAATGATAATCATGAGGGTGAGGCTATACCCACTAGGGGGAATATGCTCCCAATCGTCCAAAATTGTGTGTCACGATGACACAC